CTAGTGAGTTCATAAAGGTTTTGGATGCGCCAGCCCTTGACATAGCGCAAACCCACTATCAAGCAGCATACCAAACAACGGTAAGCATTTTACCTGCGCTACCATTACTTATATTTGCGCTAATAATAATATCACCATCATCTATAGCGCCTCGTAGAGCGGCTTGCATAGCAGTAGCGCCTCCATAGAATGTACTTACCCTAAGATTTGCCTTAGTAGTAATTGTCGTTCCGCCATTGAATGCCATCTAATCAGTCCTCCTTCTTAGCAGCCTTCTTCTTAGGCGCTGCTTTCTTTGCCTTCTTAACGGGCTTAGGCTTGTCCATCAGACCAAGAGGTAAAGATTGGACTGCTGCTATAACGTCGGGTGCGTCCATAGCCTCAAATTCGTCCATCATCTCATCGGGTATTAGTCTGCCCAATTCGTATAACCAATCTCTATCTACCATATCTAACCACCTCAATAGTTGCTAGATTGTAGATTCGTACCGGACATTTTAACTGTGATTGCCTTAGCAGAACCCGTAGCCTTTGAATCATAGAAGGCTTGGAAACCAACTGACATTCGGGCAGGGTCACGACCGCTAACCGATGCCGTGGGTGCCTCGAACCTAATGTTGTAAAGGTCAATCTCCACGAAATCAGTAGCAGCAGCGGCGCCGGCAGCAGTAAACTTCAACTTAAGAGCAGGGGTTCCCTGTCCCCTGTGTATCTTGTGAACCGAAGTTGCCGTAGCCAAGTCTTGGTACGAAGGCTCACCGGCAGCAGTTGTGTCATCCGAGTATAGAATCTCGTTGAACTCCATTGTTCCGGTAATCTCCCTAGTCCTTGATGGTGGCATACGAGTAATGGTATTAGACCCTACTGCGTAAGCCGAATCAAGGTCACGGTTGATGTTAATCTCAAGACTAACTGACCTAATCTTAGTGGATTTATTCGCTGACCCATCAATAAATAACTCGGCTTCTGCAAAGTGAAGTGCATCTACATCGTTACCGGAATACGAGAACGAAGTCTGAATATCTCCGGGCGCCTTCTCTGATTGTCCTAGGAAGTCAACCGAAGCCATCACGTACTCGTTTAGGTTTGCGCTAAGAGAAAGTCTTGTAGCAGTCATTCCGCAGAAGGTGTGTTCCTTGTCTTCCCTACCAACTCTAACAGTATAGGATGGGTATGACTCACTTGCTAGTGTAGGCTCTTCAAAGATGTGCTTCTTGTCTGCTCCAACTTCTGCCGTAATAGTACCTGCGGCAACACCGCCAATATCGTCACCGGCGTTTAGTAGTGCGGCAAGTCCGGGGAAGAAGGTATTGTTGTAGGTAAGAGCAGTAGCAGAAGTACCCCTACCGCTACCGGGAACAGTAACGTATCCGTACACTCTACCGGGTTCAATTCCGTTTGCCTTGTTCTCGTAGCAGATAACAACTGTATTGTCAGCGATTGCTGCGCCGCCCGCTACTGGCGTAGTAAAGGTAGAATCTTGATTATAGGCAGTCACATTTGTTAATTTGTGTGCGCCAGCATTTATTCCTGCATACTTGATATAGCATCCGTTGTTGGCCGTACCATCAATCTTTCCTATGATTGCGTAGCCCGGATTGTCTACGCTGACTGTGACCCCTGCGTGTGTTCCAAATCCTTCTGCGGTCACTTGATTGTCTTCCAAAACAACCTCACCGCTTCCGTGAACTGCGTTTCCATCGCTATCATTTACGCTAAGAGTTGTAAAGGCACTTGTACTTAGGTTATTGGTACCAGAACCGCCTCCGCCATTTAGCCCACCTAGACTACCGTTGCGAACCTGCCAATATCCGATAGTTTCAGTAGAAACTACAATTGCTCCTGTGCCGGCGTGGTATCCGAATCCTCTTTGAGTAAAAGCAATCGAATCGTAGAATTGTCTGTGAACTCTCTTGGTAAAAAAGGAAGCAAGCATATTGCCCATAAAGTTATCGGGCTGAACTGCAAAGTTTATCGAACCCTCGGTGTATCGAGTGTTGGTGACTGCCTTTGATGCAACCTGCCTTGCCATGTCTGACCTTACAAGAAGGTCGAACGTAGCCTTAAAAGACTCGTCGTCAACTTCTCCATACACCTGCGTTCCCGACGGTTCTGTACCGTATGTTGTTTCTTTTTCTAATGAAACGTATCTATTTAACCATTCTGCGCCTGCCATATCAAAGCCTCTTACTTCGACGTAGCCTATGCGTGATGTATAAACATTACCTTCGGGTCATCTTTATTCTGCGGTTATAGGACAAATTAAGTTGATGTACGCACACAGTTTCGTCGTCATCTAACTTAGTATCAAGATTCATAGCGTATGATTCTAGATTGTCTGTAGTAGCGGTCAAGCCGGTATTGATGTATAACTCATCAAAAACTTCGCCAATTATATTTAACCCTAATCTATATGCTTCTTCGTAGTTAGCACCTTTAGTTGTAACATAGATAGCAATTTCATACAGTTGTTCGATACTTGAACCTCCCATAGCGGTAAAAGAGGGTGATGAAACATTACTAAATACTACATGAATAGAAGGCGCACTAAGCCTGTTTAGCATTTGAGAGGACAAGTCATACCCAAAGATTATAGCAGAATCTTCTACATATTTTTTAATAAACGGCCTATTGCACGCCTTTAGAGTATCAACAACTGAAATACCCATGCGAGCAAGCGTATCCTGCGCAAAATCTGATAGCATCAATTCCTCTGGATTAAACGCACCAAACTTGCTATAGTAGACAGAAAACCAATTGACTGAGCCACTAGTATTACCAAAAGACGCGGTACTGCTACTAGTGCTTGCACCTACCACCGAATAAAATGCGTTGTTGCCGTCAGTATCTCGTAAAATCTCATGTGTGTATAGTTTGGCGTTGCCGGCAGAATCCATAGTAAGCCGCAGTAAAACAGGTACAGAATTGTCCTCCGAAAGGTTTAAGTCTAAGTCAGAAATAACAACGGTAGTAGCGCCGACTAAATCTAGTTGGGTGTTGTTTCCCTTGCTCTTGACCTGCACTCGTTTGGTTCCGTTGTCAAGGGTCATTAGAACCGCACCCGCGTCCGGCGCAGTACCAAAGGAAAGCATAGCGCACATTGTCATTCCTGTAGCGTGTCCAATAGTATATGTGCTATTGGTAATAACCCAAGCGCCGCCGGAAGCAGAACCACCACTACCAGTAAAAGCATCGCTTACATTCGGCCCTGCGGGGTCTGCGGGGTCTTCTCCGCGTATCCTAGCATTCCAAAATTGATTTTTATTTGCTACTGCCATTAGAAATCCCCCAATGTTGTCTGTCCTGCGCTTTTTGTTTTGATGGCCTGTAGTTGCTGCGCCAACATTCCGCCTTTTTGATTTATATTATTTCTAAATAATCTTTCCATAGTAGCAATAGCGTTGACTCCTTGCCAACCCTCTCTTCTAATTTTTGGTCCTTTTCTTTGTGTCATATTTTGACCTTGACCGTATCCTTTTAGTGCGTAAAAAATGTTTTTTCCACTACTTTCTGCCTTTCTCTTCCAATCTGCGGTTTTTCCTCCGCCAATGTCCCCCGAACCATCACCACCACCACTAATTATACCTAGTTGCTCAAAACCCCCTTTAGTTACATCATAAATTTCAACTAACGACGGGTCTCGCTTTTTCATTTTTTTAGCCCTTATACCTGTAGGGATACCACGAAGGGAAGAAAATCTACTCATTCTATCTAAACCTTCGTCGCGGTCATAAGAACCCGCACTATAGGCTATTTCGTTTTTAGTAGCATAATTAAAATTAAAACCCAATGAGTTAGCAATTTGTTCTGGGGCGGTTCCTCCCCCCATCAAAGCACCAAGAGGTCCGGCCTTACGCCTATTACTACGCTCTTTAACAGTTTTTCCTCTTACGTTGTTTGCCGTTTGCATAGCAGCAGTCTTAAGTTGTTCTTTGATAAATTTTCTATGTAGGGTATTTACTTCATCTCTAATTTCTTCAATATTATTTCTAAATTGTGTTTTATCTAACTTAAAACTAAATTTACTGTTATCCCCTTGAACTGTTGTCCAAGTGTCACCAGTCATAAGTTTTACCATAACATCACCTTAGTCAACCGAGCCAAGATGGGCTAGTCTCCGAAGGTTCATAGTACCGCGCTCTCTTAGCATTCCGCCTCTCATGCTCTCTCCACCTGTGAAGAATGTTCCTTCGTCTTCCATATAGTAAGCGGCTGCAAGGTCAGCACAAATCTCTTTGAGAATATGGGCCATTTCACCTTCTTGTACCGTTACATCATCTAAGTGGTCTTCGGTTATTCCACTCACTCCTGTTAGTTGATTTGTAGACTTACCTGTCCATGCGAATGAATCACCGTCTATATTGCCGTTTCCAGCGTCACTAAAGGCCGTTCCGGTCGTTAGGTTAACCGTGGTAGCCCCAGCAGCAACGGCGCCGTCCAGCGTCGTCTGAGCGGTTTCTCTTGAGGGTGCGTTGCGACCATAATCACGGAACTCTTGGTCTATGTCAATCGCTGCTCTACGAATAGCAGAAGACAATCGAGTAGCGGCAGAAGTACGCTGGGCGCTATTAAGGCCCAGTCTTTGTCCGACATTAATTGAAGAGCAGTAGGAAGCCATTTAGTATCACCATAGTTATTATTGCGTAAAGCATACGCTTCTGTGTTTGCTTGTATGAAGCGAGTGATTCTTCAAGGTTTTGAAGGATGTTTTGTTGATGGCTTAGTCTGCCTTCGACCCAAGAAAACCAAGCAGGGGCCAAACGGCCGCTCATTGGGCTTCCTCAAGGCGAGCAACTAGGTCGGCTTTCTTGCCGCCAACTGGGAGTCCCTTCTCCTTGAGCATGGCCTTTAACTCGGCCACATTGTATTTGTCGTAAGCCTTTTCAAGAACCTCTAGGTGTTCCTCGGCCTCCTCTATTTTATCCTCTACTTCGTCTACTGCATCTAGCAACTCCTCAAGAGTAATCTTGCCGTCTGCCGTAATCGCCTTGTATTTCTGGTATCCCCACGCTGCTAGAGCAAGAAGCGCACCGCCTGCTACTAGAACCATCTCAATGTCTCCTAGTAGACCGGAAGAAGCCTCAACGCAATCTGCTACGCAATCTCCTACTGTTGTATTATTTTCACTCATTTTTCTCACCTATCGTAAATTATTTGTTTGACTGCGGAAAGCGGAATTACTGTAAAGTGCCTCGTATCTCCGGGCCGATATATCTTGTAGCCATGAGGTGTCTCTTCAATGTTTACCTTCGTGTATGATTTTTCGGGTGGAGAATAAACTATTTTTCCTAACCTCATTACCATATTACCACATTACCGCTACTATTGCTTGGGGCATTACTCGTCAGATTCAGAAACTTCTTCATCTTCGCTTTCCACCATAGTCATGTCAGCATTTCTGTTGGCAACCTGTTGTGATATTTCAGCAATATCGCGCTTTAGACCATTCAGTACACTATCAATGTCATTGATAGCCTTCTCCATTAGCCTTAGCCAAACCAAACGGTCTGACGCAACCTGCCTCATCATCTCTACTTCACTCATCTCTTCACTCATAATTTTACCAGACAATTAGTGTATTTAAGAGTTATGCCATCCAAGAAGGCTTTGTAGGTAGTGCTGCGTATGCTTCTGCCGCAGTATCGTGGTCTTGTGGTAAGGTGAGAAGCGCAGTACGGTATGCCGCTAACTCATTCTTCTGCGTTTGTGTCAATTCTGCATACGCAAGCGTCAATTGGTACTTGTCCATGTTCAATAGTGCGGTATCTCTCATTCCTCTTAATTCATCCCATTCCATAATATCACCTATGCGTCAAATTGTATCCATACTACGGCATTCACTTCATGTATTGAATTTGAGTTGCCAATAGCATTTCTTCTAAACGCTATTGAATCGTTTGCATTAAACGCCATCGGGCTTGACAACTCAACGGTTTTTACTCGATTGTTTGCGTTAGCATTCGCAGTTAAAGTATCCATCGTTACCACAATATCCTCAGTATCTACATCTGCCGTTCCACCGCTATGTCTTCTGACTCTCCATGTGTCACTATTAGAACTGCTAGTGCTAAGAGAACCTCCGTAGTAATGTAACGTCAAAGCCATCACCTTACCCGCTCTTGGCATAGCGAAATTATTGGGGTTGGTAGTACCAGAACCGCCAACAGGTAGTCTCATGTCTATGAGGCTTGTTCCCATATTATCTCTTTGGAAATACAAGGGCCAGTATAGGTTGTAATTGTTGGCACCCGTAGAAGTGATATTACCAGTCAATAATATATTCCCTCCAACGTGTAATAGTGCGCTTGGAGAAGTGCCGACATTTATTCCCATGCGTTCAGTAGCAGCATTGATGTAGAGAAAATCTGCCGTAGAGTCTGAATTGTAACAGAGGTCTATGTCATCTTGACTTGTATTCAACTCAATCTGCCTAGAACCACCACGAAGTCTCATAAACTCCTGTTCATTCGCACCATCTTCTGTTAGTTTGAATAGTAACTCGCCTCTTTCGTCACCATCCGAGGCATCGCTATACTCCATGACTATTCTTCCATACTCATGTTTGTTACCGGCATCGGTCTGCATTGACCATACGATAGCCCCGGTATCATCACCATCTGCGGGGGAAGGGGTATTACGATAGAACTCCAATATAGGCCCATCAACCGCATCAGCATTCGTATTCTCTAGGATGAGAGTAGAAGTGGCCGATGCTCTGTTCTTTATCGTAACTGATTGAGTCTGAGCGTCCATTGTGATTGCGCCACTCGCATTTACTGCTATACTTTGTATTCCAGAAATATCATTCACAGAAAAAATATCACCAAGAGCCATAGTAGGGCCAATAGAGAATACCTCTCCTTGTGCGCCACTAAAAGATATGGTACCATCGTCCTGTATTGTTTGATACATAGGGGCATTGTCCTTACCCACGAATTTAATTTGTGGATAAGATGTAGCGCTTATGTTAGGCGTTATCAAAATATCTTTGTCACTATCTGCCATTTAATCACCTATGCCGTGTAATATCTACCAAAACCGTACTCGGGGCCTTTTATGCTATCGCATATCTTTTGCACTTCCGCACTACTCAATTCTCTATTGTAACACATAAATATTCCTAAGTCTGCATCCCATCCAGAATACAAATCGTCTACACCTATTGTAGCAGGGTCATCGCTTAATGTAGGACAAGCACCTGCATTCGTTCTTGATGCTACTTCTACTGCGTCTTTGTAGATTTTCATAGTAGCACCGTCAGAAGATTTTGTAAACACCCACATCTGCCACGCCTCATCAACGAAATGAGAACCAGAAGTATTTAACCTACCTCCACCGCTACTTGTCGAAGTGCTTCCGTTGGTATCGAAATACGCATATCCATTACCCCAAGTAAGATGTGTAAAGTAGCCCCTTGCATCGTTCCCAGCACCATCACCCATATAAAATTTAAATGCCATCTTACTAGTAAGACTATGTTGCCTCATCACTACCACAAAGGAAGCACCTGTGCTACTGGTAATCCCAAAACTGTTAGAAGCAGGACCAACCAAGCCCGTATTTGGCACATCAATAGACCTATCATAAGTAAGTAGCGCGTTGCTTTCGTTTTGCCCAGCATTGAAAGAAAGATTAGATTGCGCTACAAAATTTCTGCCATTAACAGATACATCTGCTAATGTAGTACCAAAAACTCCACCCTTAAAATTACCAACATCAAGCATACATTGTAAGCCATTCAAAGGAATAAAAGGCCCGCCTGTCACACCCATCAGACAAACCTCTCTTTCTGTGCATTGTAATTCTGCAACACTTCTGCCGCAGATAGAGCCTTCTTGTATAGTTGGATGCAACCCATATGACCCGTCCATTCGCCGCTTGTCGTGTATCTAGTCCCAATCCTCATATTCCTGCCGAATGTCTCAGTTGCGGAAGAGGCTTGAGTCAATGATACCTCTGCGCCATTTAGGTACATCTTACCACCACTTGAGTCTGAGGTCACAACTAGGTAGTTCCACACATCCCCATACATCGCAGGTTGGGCGACATAATCAGAGTTACCTGCGGTTCCACCAACATTGTATTCTATGTCACTCTCCCAATTGATGTTTCTGCTTTGGTAGTTGGACAACTGCCAATTACCGCCATTATTCCTGCAATCGAAGAAGTAGTGAGTGTTCCCGTTGTTCTTGTTGAACCACAAACACCAAGAAACGGCAGAATGCGCTCCCAAGTCATCCTCTATGTTCATCCCTCTACCACCTGCGAAGTTAAAAACCCCACTTTTAATGCTGGAATAAGCAGGAAAGTTTGCGGTGTTCGGTGTGTGCGCTCCACTACCGGGAGTACCACTAGCACCTGTCACAGAACTTCCACTCACCAAGCAAGTCGCAGTAGTTTCTCCGCTTGTGAAGCACTTCGGATTACCTGCATCCAACAGGAAGACTAACTCATCAGTTACTATGTTCGGACCGTAGTGCATTATCCTTCCTCCTCGATTGATTCCATTATATCCAACGCAGCCTCTTGTAATTCGGGGGTAATGTTCTCTCCTATACCTCCAAGAATATCATCAAGTTCTTTTAGGGTGTAAATAGTCCCATTGATGGTATAACTCATATTCCCACTCTCCCTCTAGTAGCGTTGAAGTTCTCTAACACTTCTGCGGCTGATAGGGTCTTGGCGTATGCTCTTGCACATAGCATATTACCCTCAAAACCATACCTAAATGTACTAGATGAATATCCTGCCATCAACCGATTTGTCTTACAATAACTATCGGCAATCGTAACAGAGCCACCCATAACAGTCCCATCACAATAGAAATTCAACACCCTGCCTGTCGTCATGGTAAATACGACTTGATGCCATGTATCATCAAAACCAGCCCTAGTTTCATTACCTGCACTTCTTCGATAGGTACTATCATTATCTCGGAATTGGGGATAACCAGTAGAAGAGCCACCATATCTCCATATTATCCAATTGTTAGTAGCACCCCTTCCGCCTAGACTTTGAAACCCTTGAGATGCGCCATCACGCGCCTTGAACCAAAACTCCCATGACCAAGCATCCTCATCAGCAAAGATAATATCATCATCAAAACCTAATCTATTCTCATAATTTGTAGCATCGGTGGCTTGATTCCTACCAGTTATTCCCAAGTCAATTGACTTGCTTGCACCCTGATTCGTAGGGAATGAAAAGGATGCCGTGGTTCCTGCACCAGTTATTCCCCTATCCGTCCTTGAGGAATGTACTACTGGCGCAATGTCCCTCATGCTCGTGACATTATCATCTGCATCCGTGCATTTGTCATTACCTGCATCAAAACAGAATACGAGACTGTCTACTACTATCTTAGCACCGTTGTGAAATGACATTAGTATTCCACCACCAGTTTATCTACGTCCTTCCTCTCAGCCTGTATGAAGTAGAAGTATTCCAAGTGCTTGCCCCTAGACTTAGCGGCGACTCGCACCTTCCCATTACTAATGCTACGCACAAAGAGTTCTTGAGGGTTTCCTATAGCCGTGAGTTGCACCGTAATACTATCCTCGTCTACAAGCCCCTCCCAATAATCGGGTAGGTTTATAGTGCCGGAGTTATTTTTACCTCTAATGTAGACGGCGTGTTCCGGTCCCTCAAGAGAACCGTGGTGTAGCCTCATCCCCTCTTTCGTCGGGTGTTCTATGTCGAATGACTTGGTGGTAGCGTGGAAGTCCCCTGTGACTGTTACTCTTCTCGCACTACCATCGAACTGAACCCACGATGTGGAGCCTTCTCTGATGAACACATCTGCATCCGGGTCTAAGTAGATACTACCATCAGCCGCTATCATTAGGTGTTCATCAGAATCGGTAGTTGCGTAGATATAGGTGTCCGTGGAGCCAAAGTGGAGTCTTCTAGCATCCGGTAAGGTGATATCTCCGTCGTCCTCAAGAGTGAATGAATGATTCTTTGAGTTTCCTGTATAGAATCTAGTTGCACCATAAGCATCATGCTCAATATAGAAATTACTAGGTGTTCCCTTTTGATTCTCTAATTGTAATACGGCCATACCAGTAGTGTCAGTATCATGCGTGTTTGTGACCTTAGCGGTGATAGAGCCATTGCTATCCCCACTCACTTCAAGCAGACTATCGGGACTGTCAGTACCTATTCCTATCTTACCATCAGCAATAATTGCCATTCTAGTGTTTCCGGCAGTATTGAATTTCTGAATATCAGTTTGAAACTGAATAGTGTTGTTAGTATCTCCTGTGTGGACAAGTCCATTTGCAGTTGCAATCCAACCATTAACATCTAATGAGAAAGTAGGACTCGTAGTGCCTATTCCAACTTTACCTGCATAATCAATAGCGAATGCCTCGGTGGTTGGAGAAGCCCTAGTGTTTCCAACAGTCATTCTGACTAACTTACTGTTAGCGTGACCTTCGTTGCTATGCAATCTAAATACTTCATTTTGGCGGGCTGAAAGGCTAGTAGTGTGATTTACTTCTAAGTTCCAAAACGGCAGATTCATGTTCTTGTTCTGCACAAAACTCCCAAACCCTGCATAGGCATCTGCACCGGAATCAGAATCCGTTCCGGCTAGGAAGTAATTACCTGCATCACGATAAACCTCAAGTGGCGCAGAAGGAGTTGTAGTGCCACCTAGTCCTAATCTGCCCGTAGATGTAAGTGCCATTCTAACTGCACTATTTCCATACCAACGAAGGTCATCAGAACTATTGGCAGAATACATGACCCACGGCCCGCTTGAATCGGATGCCAACTCTATTGCCGCTTCGTTATCTGTGGATTCAACCTTTATTTTCTGCGCTCCTGCACCTTTAACGTGTAACTGATGAGAAGGAGAAGTATTGCCTATTCCGATTTTACCCGATGTGTCAATGACTAGCCTCGGTGTGTTATTCACCTCATCATAGATGGAAAACTTATCAGAGTTGTTTGCTAACTTACCAAGACTCCATTTATCAGTCCCGCCTTCGGAAAAGAAGACTACGCTATACCCATCATTGGGAGAATCTATCTGTATCCCCGCCCCCGCATCTGTGGATTTGAAAAGAGCCAATTTTTCGTCTGCACTTTCAACGTGTAGTGTTGCTAATATACCGCTATCTGAGGCACTAGAAGAAGTAGTACCTATTCCTAGATGACCGTTTTGTGTTAATCTCATGGCTTGGACTTGCGTTCCTTCTTCATCATCAGCAAGCCAAACCAAAGCGTTGTTATCGCCAGTTCCCGTTCCCAAGTATTTGAGAGCAAAACCAAAACTAGAATCGTTACTTTCTCCTTGGTTTGCTACTGTGCTATTATGGTCTACTCTCCAAATACCTATATCTTCGTTGCTAGAGCCGGTTCTCAAAGCAAAGTTACCATCTCCGGGTAGTATTCTTGTTTGTCCCCTAATGTCTAATTTGAATTCGGGACTCGTAGTTCCTATTCCGACTCTCTGCTCACTACCATCGAATCTAACGTATTCAGTTCCCGAACCTACTCTGATAATTACATCTCCATCAGGGTCTAATGAAATATTTCCATCTGCTCCTAAGTGTAAATCCTCAACCGTATCGGCATCCGCACCAATGTAAGTATCTGTGGAATCGAAGTAGATTTTCTTGGTTTGTGCTACAAATATATCTCCTGTAAGTCCAATATCTCCTGCTACATCTAAAGTTTTAGCAGGACTTTCAGTACCAATACCAATTTTACCACCTAACGGTTGTAATGAAATATCTCTAGCGTTATTACCACTATTTCTTCCTTGAATCCAAAGTGAATAAGGAGAATCGTTATCTAATCCAAATGCAAATTCTGAATCTTCATTTTGTAATATTTGTCCTGCCGTAGCACCAAATGTTAATGATGGTGCAACTGTTGCTCCTGCATTTACATGTAATTTAGCGGCAGGTGCATTAGTACCAATTCCAATTCTTCCTGCTGAACCATCTGAAAAGAAATTGTTAGCATCAGCATCACTCTCAATTCTTACATCAAAGTCATTACTACTACCATCATTAAATACAATATCTTGTGCATTACCATTTACTTTTAGATACGCAGTAGAAGAGCCATTCTGTAACACATTGAAACTTACTGAACCATCTCCTTGATAATGTTCTATTTCTGAAGTAATACTAGCCCATTCTTTCGTTTGGTCATAATCACTACCATCAAAGAAATGTCCTTTGAATGTTATTTTACCAATTAAATCACCGCTTGATACCGTATTATCAGCAGGATTTCTGAACAATTCAAGTATTGGGCCTGAGTTTGCATCATTATTTGTATTTTCTAATACCATACTTGCTGAATTAGATACTCCCGAAACAACGTGTAAGTTTGTAGAAGGACTCGTAGTGCCTATTCCAACATTGCCATCACCTGCGATTGTCATTCTTACATTCGATGTGCTTCTGTCTGCGGCAGTCTTGGTATGGAATTGTATGTCTGCGGCATCATTGTTGTAAATCGATGCAAGGTGAAGAACTCCTGTACCGTTATCATACCACAGTTGTCCACCTTCGGTAAAGTCATCAGCAGTTCCCA